ATTGTTTTCAATGCGTGAAGTCCGTTTACTCCGTGAGATACAAGGTTTCCGAAGCACGTTGACTTTGTAACCATTTCGTAGGTCTTTTGACGCTTGATATTCGGCTGAATGTCACAATGCCTTAATGTCAAAAGTGGGCTATCCTGTGGAACATCAGAAGAACGTCTAATTGCTTGAATAACAACCTTAATCTCGTCCATCTTGCAAGTTTCGATAATGTTCTGCTCCTTGCAAGCTGCGGCTTCTGCATTTTCCCACCCAGCGGCTTGCGATGTTGCCATTCCTGTTGAGTTAGAAGCATTTGCCCTGTTTGGTACATCGCATTTCTGCAAGATTAAATCTCGCTTAGCAAGTATCATTTCCCTCATTCCGTTGAAATCATATTCAACCGCAAGCGGCTTAACAAAAGGTGTCTTGCCGTCCTGCGTAGTAAATGTCAAAATCCAATCGTTTGTTTCGGGCTTTATATCGTCGCCGTTTTCGTCTTTTGGAAACTCAATGTCATTTCCGTGCCATATAGCCTGCGTATTTTGGTCTACGTCGTTCAGATAGTCGCTCCACAACAGATTTAAGTTGTTCATTGCGTCAATCTGTCTTTCAAAGCACCCTATCCTATCGTGTGAACGCTGATACTCGATAATAGGAATAACGCCCAGCGGATTTAATTCACCGCTGCGCTCTGTTTCTTTCCATCTATCGGTATCTTTCCATGCCCTTGACGTGTCTGTTTCCTTAATGGTTTTACTGTTTACAATCTTTGCAAGATTGAGGATTTCAAAACGCTCGTGCGGTGTAAAACACGTCATATAGAAATTACCTAAGTCGTCTTTTCTAAGTGACACACCTAACATAATCCTATGGTCTGTATATCTGCTTGAACGGATAACAAACGCCCATCTAGGGTCAAGAACATTCACATTAAAATAGCTGTCGCCGTCAACATAATCTGTATTTATGTCAACGAATGTATATCCAATGCCTGTGATTTCAATAAATCTTGCAAGCTGCTGTGTCTTTGATTTATTTCCGTCTGTTTCGTAGCACTCGTTAAGAAGTGCTATTGCGTCAGGTTCACCCTTTGCCCCACTATCCTTTTCACCGCGCTGTATGAATGTGATAGGGTCGCCCCAGTTAAAGCCCAACTTAAACTCCGTAACCTCATTAGCCACGTTGTCAACGTCCTTGAAATCAATATCCTTGCGGTACTGCTTTTCTTTCTTGCGCTGTAACGGCTGCTCTCCTGCTTCAAATTTCAAGAGGTAGTCACATTCACTTGCTATGCTGATAAAGTCAGGCATTGCCTTTTGAAGCACCGATATTATGTTTTCACTTGTTATCACAGGCTCGTCCGTGAATATAACCTTGCGCCCTCTGTTCATTTTGCACCTCTAATAAAAAGTCAAGCCGTGTGAAGTACGGCTGTCGGGAATTTCTTTAATTTCGTGGTAATCATCATCGGCAGGCTTAAACCATATCCACTTGCCACATTTCTTACACGCAAGTTTGTGTATGTTTATATCCCTCTTATCTGCCTGCATAAGAAAATTTCCACATCTAGGACAGTAGATGTTCTTGTCCTTGTTCTTGTAATAAATCTCAACCATAGCAACCTCCTTTATCGCATAACAAAAGGGAGAGCTGTTACGCCCTCCCTTCCGATAAGGATAATGAAACTAATATGGATTATGAACAATCATCTGTTTTCACGCTTTTAGTGTAACACGCAAGTTTCTTACACACAATATGAAATACTATGCAAAATTATGCAAAACTATGCACGATTTTCATTTAGATACCCTGTGCCGTACAGATTTTCAAATTCCCTTAGTGCCTCGCCGTGTATCTGAAATACCTTTCGCATACTCCAATTCGTATTGAAAGCAATCTTTTCAAACGTAAGTCTGCCGACGTACCTCATCGAGAGGATGTTGTAGTAGTCAAAATTAGTCATACTGTCAATCTGTTCTACAATCCTGTTTCGGGTTTCAAGAAGCTCGTCAATAAGTGCCTGTATCTCGTTTTCCAAGTCCACGATTTTAGAAACGGAGTTATCAAATCTGTGCATATCAGGTGTTGACATAACGTGTTCTGCGTCCGTCGGTTTTGAGCTGATGGTTATTGTGGTTTCAAGCTGTTTAATCTCTAACTGCTTGTTGCGTATCATATTCTCGATACGTTCTACGCTTTGTAAATACGCTTTGGTTGTCATATAAACTCCTTTCTAAATCGGGCTTCTCATAATTCTTGTTTTATGTTCCCGACGTGCGCCGTAAATCATATCGCATAGCTGGGCTGTGCTGTCTACGCCGTCGTCGTGCTTATTCTTGCCGTCGTACTTGTACGTTAAGATGTTCTGAAAATACTTGTTGTATTCTTTTGAGCGATAGTTCATATCAAGGAAATATAACTTTCGTATGTCGGGTGCGTGGTTTTTAATCCTGTCGTCCTTGCTGATTTTGTTCGGTGCTGGGTCGTGGGTTGCATTGACCGCTACTCCTAGTCGCTCCCATTCTTTTTCGCACAAGGTTCTAAATTCTGACGTGGTTTTTGTTTCCTCGAAGTGAACCTCTGCGGTCTTTCGTCCGAACTTGTCAAGATGGCTTGCAATCCTGTTAGTCACCTCTGGTATGGTTACTTCCTTATCGCCGTCGTTGTAAACCGCGTCCACAATGTAGTAATCTTCATTGAACTGATAGCAAATCGGCATTGAAACGTAGTCACCACCGCCGTATGCTGGGTCTGTCGCTGCAAATATTCTGTCAGGTGTTGTGTCGGGTAGTTCGTCGGGCTTGAAAAACCTCATATTATCCGTTGTGAATAATGCGCCCTGTCGCTCAATCGGCTCTTGCTGGTCTTGTGCAAACCAACTCGCCATATCGTCGTTATCCTCAAAGGACGCTCGTGTTTTGCGGTAGTCCGTTGTCGAATAGCCCAAGTTGTACGGATAGTCAAAGTTACTCTCGTCATTTTCGTTCAATGCAGGAATAACAATCGCTTTCCACCTTACATCTTTGTACTCGTCGTTATATTCAAGCAGTTCTCGCCGTCTGCCCTGTACGTCCTTGATAGCCCAACGAGTACCCATATTGATTAGCTTTGCCTTACGTTTCAGACGCTTCATAAAGTTATTATCAAACTTGCCCCAAACAGTTTCTTGTCGGTCTGTGCTTAGTGCTTCCTCGATACCGCTGAATAAGTCGTCTGCTACGGCTAGTCCGCTACAATCACAAGCTCCGTTCAATGTTCCGTAGATAGAACGTGAGGTGAATGTCGGGTAGGTTTTCTTTCGTATAAGGTCTATTGTCAAATCCTTGCCGTCTGTGATGATTTTCTTCTCAACATTTCGTGGGAATATCTCTGCGTAGGTGTAGGTTGGGTCTGTTATCAGCTCTATTAAGCCGTCGTAAAATCCGCTTGTGATTTTGTCGGAATACGCGCTGTAGAGGTTTGATAATTCGGGGTTATTTGAGCCAAACCATAAGAAGCCCAACTTTACTATTTGTGTTTTTCCTATTCTTGAGGGACAATTTACAAACAATTCATCTAGTATATCATCGTACAAATCCTGTATACCATCTGCCACTTGCTTCAACGGCTTTATTCTCGGCTGATAAAACCTCTCTCTGACAGGACGTTTCTTCTCCATATACAGCATAAAACTTTCAAACCTATCGTGGCTTTCCGTCCGTAAAACATCATAGTATTGCTCTAATATCTTGTACGGCTCGTTGTGCGCCTGTGAATATTCTTCGAGTTGCCAAATCGTGCCGTCTGCTTCTTTCAGTACATATTTTTCTATTAGTTCTTTTGCCCTTGTGGAAACTTTGAGCGCATACGCCTTGTCGTTCTCGGCGTAGGCGACTTGTGACGCTTTGCAATATGCGTCAAGTAGTTCGTCTGTTATACCGTTTGATTTGTGGTATGCTTCGTAATCTTCGACAGCAGCTATCAGTTCCTTGCTTGCCATAAAAAGATGGAGACCTCCTTTCGTTACAAAAAGAAGCCTCCATTTCGACTTGTTACACACTCTCCCTGTCGAGTGCGCCTATTGATATATTTAGTTTACTTTGTGCAATAGCACATCATCATTTCCTTTATCACCATTTCATAGGCTAATTTGAGGTCTTTGTCGTTTGCTATTACATACATTGTGTTAATTTTCTGCAATTCAGACTTTTTAATGTCAGGTCTTTCAGATAATGCTCTGCCGATTGCTTTCTGAACTCTTTCCTCTAGTCTGCAATTTCTCTTTTTCTTGAGCCTGTTGTAGCTTTCGCCCCTAGCAATCTTGTATTTCTCTTGCCTTGAATGTCCTATTGCATAGTTAGGGCTTTCTGCAATCTGCGCTATCCTGTCATTCGCCCATCTTTGGAAATCCTCTGTGCCGTCCGTTTTCTTGAACGTGTCAACCAGTACGTCCTGCTTATCTTGAATTTGCTTTAGCTGTTCCGCCTGTCGCTTCTGTTCCAGTTCAACCTTTGCTATTCCGTCAATCAGTCCGTACAAGGCTCTCGTTGAGGAAGATAATTGTGAGCGGTCAATCGCTATCTGCTTTGCCCTTTCCTCTACTCTTGTGAAATACTCCCTCGCCTGTTCTGCCTTTGCGCTGTTGCCCTTTACAGAAAGTTTCTTTGCGAAGTGGGCGGTCAGCTTGTAGTCAGTCGTGGCTTGTCCGCCCCATTCTTCATTTAGGAAGAATGCCCAATAATCCTCATTTTCCGTAGCAAACTCATTATCTGTAATGTTCACTTTACACCATCTTGCATAATTCCTCGGCGCAAGTTCCAAAAACTCATACAGCTTTCTAGCCGTTGTCATTCCTTCGTCGTCAATCTGTAATGCAATCTCAATAGGTGTCTGTGTCGTTGTATCTATCATTTCATTCATTGCAAGCACCCCCTTTCAGTTCAACTCTGCCATTTGAAAGGCACTTGCAAGCGTAGCCAAAACCCTCAATAAATGCGTTCTTCTGCACTTCCCACACTCTCTTATTGATTGCGCACTCTAAATCGTTTGCTATCTTCTCGTTGAGGAAATCGTATATCTTCTCGATAGTTTCGTTATAATCTCCCCAATCAATGTTGTTTTCGCTGTCATTAAACCATTGTTCATAAATCATCTTTGCAAATTCTTCCATATCGCCACCTCCACTATTCAATCGGCTGTTTGTCTGTTCCGTCAAGAACATTGATTGCAAGTTGCATACCTGCTACTCCTGCTAAACACATAGCGTCTGTCATACAATCGCCTAACAATTCTTCCAGTTCTCCGCATAATTCCTTGCTGAGAAGTTTGTTCAGCTTAGTGGTAAATGGTTCAAAAACTGCTTCGTACTCATTTGTGAAGCCGTCTTTGTCGTTTCTGCAATAGTTTCTGAACGATAATTCCAAAAATTTGTTCATAATATCCCATTCCTTTCTTGATTTTTCCCAAAAGGCGTGATATTATGATTATGCCTTTTGGATTGCTTTGTTTAAAGCCATTCGGGGTGATTAGGGTAGTTGCTATCATTGTCAGTGGTTCAACTACTCTATTTTGTTGTCTAAAACAATCTCAATTCCTTTGCGAACAACGTCTGTTCTGCTAACATTATTTCGGTCACAATAATCAACAAGCCTTTCATTTGTCCTCTTGTCAATTCTTGCTTTTACCTCAACTGTTTTAGGATTGTCGGTTTTAGGTCTGCCAGTTCGTGGACTCATAATTGCACCTCTCTTTCTGTGGCACAATTAAAATATACATTGTGTGGCACAATAAGTCAAGAACTTTTTGAATTATTTTTTTCAATCTCTTTCCGCAACATCTCAATAAGCCTACTCTCGCCTATTTCCTTTGCGTTCTCCGCCAGCTTTATCATCACATCGTCACGCTTCATCTGCATTTTCCTAGTCTTGATGTATGAGTTATCCACGACATATTTAATCTTTGGCAATGTGCCGAAAGACGTTGATGTTAAGCCAACTCCCCACAATACAAGGTTTCCTGTCTGCGCTCGCATATCTTTCTTGACGTATTTCTCTAACAGGCTATTTGCGGATAACTCCTTGAAAAAGCCGTCTGCTTCGTTTGCTGTGTTGGCTAGGTATAGAATGTTTGTCATCTTATCACTCTCCCTTAAAATCAGTCATACCATATGTCATCTTTTTCCAATGTATCGCTTGATACTCGCCGTATAGTTTGTCGGGAATAAACTCTAACATACCTGTTTCGGCGTTATGGGTGCAGATACCATTATTGAGCCACTTTTTCACATAGCGTCGTAGGTGTTTCTCGTTAAATCCCCAATGAGCCATTTCGCTGATAATTTCATTCGTATTGCAACCATCTAAGTAGGGCGATGCCCAATAATCGTGACATAGTATAAAAAATATTCTTTCAAGTGGTTTCATTTAATCACCACTTTCTTTGTTACTTCCGCTATGGTGAGATTATCCCTCACAATCCGCACTTCGCAATCTCGGTGCTTGTTCAGTATTCTTGCTATTTCCTCTGCATTGTCGATAACCTTTAACTTGATTTCTCTTTCTGTCAAGTCTGCACCCCTTTCAATCTTCCTCGTCCTCGTCGTCGTCAACCCAATCTTCGTCGTGGAACTCTGCGCGAGTTAAAGCCATTTGCATTGCTAACTCTAACTCGTGCGCGTACCTGTTCGCCGATTTCTTGTCGGGTGATATGCTTACAAGGATTTCACATATCCCCATATTCAGGATTTCTATTGCTTTGGCTAGTGAGCCTATCGCCATAGCGGTATCATAGTCCATAATCAGCCCTCGTGCTTATTAAACAAATTTTCAAACTGTTTTCCTAAGTCGTCAAACACCGCTGCGAGTTCGCTTAGTGAAATATATTCGCGTTCTGCTTCCTTTGGCGGTTCATCTTCCTGTATCACCTTATTCTCAACCTTTGTTTCCAACTTCACTTTTTCAAGTTCCGCTTTCAAGGCTTCTATTTCGCCGTTCCTTGCGTTTAATTCTTTCAAGAGATAAATAACCTGTCTTGAAAGTTTTCGGTTCGCCTCGTCCATTTTAGACAGCTTCTCGCACATTTTAGTTTCGCTGTCTGT